ACAGTGGCAAGTGGTTCTGGCACAGTCACAAGTGTGGCGGCTACGGCTGGTACAGGCATCAGCGTCACTGGTAGTCCAATCACTACCTCTGGAACTTTGACTATTACCAACACTGCACCAGATCAAACTGTTGCTTTAACTTCTGGTACTGGAATCAGTACAAGTGGCACATATCCCAACTTCACAATCACTAATTCTGGTGTAACTTCTGCTGTTGCTGGCACAGGCATTTCTGTTTCAGGTGCTACAGGTGCTGTAACTATCACCAATTCAGCACCAGACCAAACAGTTGCCTTGACTGCGGGTACAGGTATTAACACCAGTGGGACTTACCCAAACTTCACAATCACTAACTCTGCGCCAGATCAAACTGTTAGTTTGACTGCAAGCACAGGTATATCAACGAGTGGTACTTACCCTAACTTCACTATCACAAATACTGCGCCTGACCAGACTGTTGCCTTGACCGCTGGAACAGGAATCAGTACAAGCGGAACTTATCCAAACTTTACAATTACCAACTCAGCACCAGATCAGACTGTTGCATTGACAGGTGCAGGGACTACCTCTGTTACTGGTACTTACCCTAATTTTACCATTACATCGAATGACCAGTTCTCGGGTACTGTGACTTCAGTGACTGCTGGTACAGGTTTGACTGGTGGAACGATTACAACAAGTGGTACTGTTGCATTGGATAACAGTGGAGTAGTTGCGGGTAGCTACACGGCTACAAATTTAACCGTTGATGCGTTTGGGCGTATTACCTCTGCAACAAATGGCACAGGTGGGGCAACGCTTAGTAATGACACAAGCACATCAACCAATGTTTTCCCTTTGTTTGCAGATGCAACATCGGGAACAGCAACTACAGTTTTTACAAGCAATGCTAAGTTGCTGTATAAACCTAGCACGGGTGAGTTGCAATCAACTACATTAGTGGCAAGCAATGGCATTGTGGTAAACAGCAAAACAGTAGCAACAAGTTACACAATTGCATCTGGAAATTCGGCTATGTCAGTTGGTACTATAACGATTGCATCGGGTCAATCAGTCACAGTTTCCAGCGGTAGTCGTTGGGTAGTTCTTTAAAGGATTGAAATGGCTTCACTTGTTTTAACAGGAGACACATCAGGACAGGTAACGATTGCCGCCCCTGCTGTTGCGGGTACAAATACAATTACCCTGCCAGCCTCTACTGGTACTGCAATTATTTCAGATGCCTCTGCCAATATTCAATTTAACTCAGGCTATGGTTCTGTTGCTACCGCTTATGGCTGTCGTGCTTGGGTAAACTTTAACGGCACAGGCACTGTAGCTATTCGTGGAAGTGGTAATGTGTCGAGTATTACTGATAATGGTACAGGGGACTATACAGTTAACATTGATGTAGATATGCCTGATGTTAATTACTGTTCTCTTGTATCGGGTACAGGAAATGTTGGCTCAAGTATTGATGGGTATGCAAACATTCGTGACCCTGCAACAAACAAACTTGTAGGTAGTGTTCGTGTTCAGCAAGTGATTGGCACAAACACTCCATACGATACACCAAATATGAATGTTGCAGTTTTTAGATAAAGGACAACCATGAACTCAAGAATCATTTACCCAACAGACGATGGCGGTGTTGCAGTCATCATTCCAGCCGCTGAGTGCGGTTTAACCATTGAAGAAATTGCCGCCAAGGATGTTCCTGAAGGCAAGCCATTCAAGATTGTTGATGTTGCTGACATTCCAACAGACCGCACATTCCGCAACGCATGGGAGTATTCAGAGTGATTACCATCAATATTGACAAAGCCAAAGAGATAACCAAAAGTCGTTTACGCACTGAACGTGAGCCTTTATTAGCGGCACAAGATGTAGCATTTCAAAGAGCATTGGAGATAAGCGCAGACACCACTGCAATTGTGGTTGAAAAGCAAAGACTGCGTGACATCACTAAGTTGGCTGATTCATGCACAACAACTGACCAACTTAAAAACCTAAAGCCTTAATCATGTCAATACTTGCTTTAACTTCTGACACGCTGATTGGTACGCCAGCATCAGGTAACCTTGAATACAACGGTCAATTCTTTGGCACTGATAGCAATGCGTCACGGGCGCAGATGCAGAGGATTGCTCAGGGTACTGCTGTTGCGTCTACATCAGGTACAAGCATTAACTTTACATCTTTGCCTGCATGGGTAAAGAAAATTACTGTGATTTTTAATGGTGTTGGCACAAGTGGAACTGTTGGTTATTTAATTCAAATTGGCAGTGGTTCTGTAACAAGTAGTGGATATGTGGGTGGCGGCAATAGATTAGGAAGTAGCACAGGCGTTCCAGCAACTTCAACGGCTGGATTCCTTATAAATTCTGGGGCATCAGGCGGTGCAAAAAATGGGTCAATTGCCATAAAACTTATGAATACCACATTTGGGTATGTTGCTGATGGAGTTTTATTTTCTAGTTCAGAGCCAAATCAATACTTGACTGCGGGGGCTGTTACTCTTTCAGGCGTATTAGATCGTGTTCGTATTACAACCACAAATGGAACAGATACATTTTCTGCTGGTTCAATCAACATAATGTACGAGGGCTAAATCATGGCAGTAACAATTGATGGATCAGCAAGCGTCACGATCAACTCAGGTGCGGTACTGGGGATTACCTCTGGCACTGCGGTTGCCTCTACATCGGGTACAAGCATTGACTTCACAGGTATACCGAGTTGGGTGAAGCGCATTACTGTGATGTTTAGTACCGTGAGTACAAACGGTACTTCTGATTATTTAGTGCAAATCGGCGCTGGTTCAGTTGATGCAACCGGATACCTTGGCGCTTCTTTAAGATTTGTAACCGCGTCTACCAATGTAGGTCTTAACTACACAACTGGTTTTGGAATCAATAACGGAACGCAAAGTGCCGCATACATTACAAACGGCTTGATAACGCTATCTTTACTTAATTCATCATCATATTTGTGGGTAGCTTCCGGAGTTTTTGGAGGATCAGATTCTGCAACAACTACCTCAAGTGGCGGTAGTAAAACACTATCTGGAGTTTTAGATCGTGTTCGTATTACCACTGTGGGTGGCACAAATACATTTGATGCCGGTAGTGTAAACATCATGTATGAAGGATAAAAAATGACACACAGAATCGTAGTAAATGTAGAGACAGGCGTGACCTCAATCGTTGAGTACACCGCTGAAGAACAAGCAATCCATGATGCGGCAGTAGCGGCACAGCAAGCTGAAGCGGAAGCTAAGGCACTTGCTGATGCACAGGCATTGGCTGAAGCACAAGCGGCACAGCAAACAACAACTCAAAGCACAACCCCATGACTCCAGAACTACAAAAGTATTATGAAGACCGATTTTCTATGATGGGGCAGGAAGGTTGGAAGGATTTGTGCATAGATATTGACAATATGATAGAGTCACTCAATAATCTAAGCGTTATTCCTGATGAAAAGACCTTAATGTTCAAAAAAGGTGAACTTTCCATCTTGACTTGGCTGAAAACCTTGAAAGAGGTCAGCGAACGAGCGTATGAGGAATTGAATGAAAAGAATGTTTGATTTTGCCTGTGAAAATGGGCATAAAACTGAAAGACTTGTTGATTATGAGACAACAAGTTTTCGATGTGAGTGCGGAGAAACAGCCAACCGTACTCTATCTGCTCCAAACTTCAAGTTAGAAGGGTGGTCTGGTTCTTTTCCATCAGAGCATGGAAGGTTCGAGAAAAAACACCTAGATCAACTGAAGTGGGAGCAAAAGCACAACTCATAAGCAGAAATGCCGAGTTGAATGTCCTAGAACCGATAACGGCAGGAAAAGGAAAAATATGTTGATTGACAATGAAGATGAGTCGCTAAGTGAGTTAGATGCAGTTGAGCAAAAGAAGCAACTACCTGAAGTAGCACCCTTGTCCGAGATGCCTGAGAAATACAGGCAGAAATCTTTGGAAGAAGTGGTCAAAATGCACCAAGAAGCTGAGAAGCTGATTGGAAAGCAAGCGCAGGAAGTTGGGGAAGTGCGAAAGCTGGCAGATGAACTTATAAAGCAAAACCTCTCCTCTAAACAACAACCTATTGAGGAAGAGCCAGAAGTAGATTTTTTCGAGAATCCACAGGCGGCAGTTCGTAAGACTGTTGATAACCATCCCGATGTACTTGCGGCTAGACAAGCTGGTCAAGAGTTCAAAAAGATGCAGATTCAGCAAAAGCTGGCGCAAGAGCACCCTGATTTCGGTCAGATTGCTCAAGATACAGACTTTGTGAATTGGGTGAAATCTTCACCTATTCGCCTTGGTTTGTATGCAAAAGCTGATGGTGAGTTTGACTATGACAGCGCAAACGAATTGTTAAGCACATACAAAGAGTTGCGAGGAATTAAGGCAAAACAGACTTCAGATGCAGGGGAAACTCAGCGCAAGTCAAACCTTAAAGCCGCAAGTGTCGATGTAGGTGGAAGTGGAGAATCTGGAAAAAGAGTCTATCGCAGGGCTGATCTAATTCGGCTGAAGATGACTGACCCAGATCGTTATGAGGCGTTAAGCGGAGAAATTATGCAAGCGTATCAAGACGGCAGGGTTAGATAATTTAACTTATCGTTTTTTGGAGATTTAACATGGCAACATCATTTTCCCCCACAAACTCAGTTACGGTAACAACCGCTGAAAAATTCATCCCAGAAATTTGGTCAGATGAAATCGTTGCGGCTTACAAGAAAAACCTCGTTTTAGCTAACTTGGTTATGAAGATGAACTTTAAAGGTAAGAAGGGTGATGTAGTTCACATCCCTGCACCTACCCGTGGTTCTGCTTCTGCTAAAGCCGCTGAAACAGCAGTCACTTTGATTGCCGCTACAGAGTCTGAAGTTCAAGTTTCTATCAATAAGCATTACGAATACAGCCGTTTGATTGAGGATATTGTCGAAGCCCAAGCCTTGAACAGCTTGCGTAACTTCTACACATCTGACGCTGGTTACGCTTTGGCTAAACAAGTCGATACTGACTTGGTTCAGTTGGGTCGTTCAACCAATGGCGGTGCTGGTACAAATGCTTATGCAACTGGTGCGTTTATTGGTGGTGATGGTACTACTGCTTATGTTGCCGCAAACAACAATGAGTCAGCATTGACCGATGCCGCTATTCGCCGCACTATTCAGCGTCTTGACGACACTGATACCCCAATGGATCAGCGTTTCTTCTTGATTCCTCCATCAAGCCGCAACACTTTGATGGGTTTGGCTCGTTACACTGAACAAGCCTTTGTTGGTGGTACAAACAGTACCATTCGCACAGGTGAGATCGGTAACTTGTATGGTATCCCTGTGTTTGTCTCAAGCAATTGCGACACAGCATCAGGCTCTAACAATGCACGAGTTTGCTTGATGGGTCATAAAGACTCACTGGTTTTGGTTGAACAAGTGGCTATTCGCTCACAAGTTCAGTACCAACAGCCGTACCTTGCAACTTTGTACACAGCAGACACGCTGTATGGAGTGCAAATTCTGCGTTCAGCGGCAAGCACTGGTGCGGCTAAGTCTGCATCAATGTTTGCTTTGATCGTTCCAGCCTAATTGCAGTTGTCCCTCCTATCTCTAGAAATAGGGGTAGGGGGACTTTTTTAACCTAATTAGGAGAAATCAAAATGGCAACAGCAAGTGCAGTTGTAACACGCAGAGGCAATGACAGTTTTCGGGGTTTGTTCTCCGATACTTGGTCAGTTGTTTGTACTTTAAATGCTGGCTCATTAGTCGATGGTGCTGGTGAAACAGATGATGTAACAGT